CGCTGACGAATTAGCGAAGTTTATCATTGACCAGTTCGCCGTTTCAATTGCACCGTTCATTTTGCAACCACTCAACGACAACCAATTTAGCGCGTGTGTTTCACTTGCGTACAACATCGGAACAAGTGGGTTCAAACGTTCGTCTGTATTCAAGAAACTAAACGTCAACCCTAACGACGCAACAATAGCTGATTCTTTCAAACTTTGGAACAAGGGCGGTGGTGTTGTATTGAAAGGTTTGGTTCGTCGTCGTGAAGCTGAGATACAACTATCCTTCAAATGAACACAGAAAACGAAATTACTTTGATACACGAACAATTACAGGGCATGGATAAGAAGATTGACCGCATCTACAACGTGTTAATCGGTGACGACCAGATGAAAATCGAAGGTCTTGTTAGCAAGGTGCAGAAGCACGACAAGTATATTCAGAACCAACGCTTGCAGGTCGCTCGATTGAGTGGTATTGCAACCGCCGCAGGTGTCATTGGTGGGTTAATCGTTCAGTTCATTGTCAAAGTTTTATGAAGGAGTGGTTGGTTTCGATGTTAAGTAATTGCTCGAAGGTTTCAAGTAAGCGTGTTATTGCTATATTTGTTGTCATTAACCTAATCGTTTTTAGTTATGTTGCTACGTTTACGCATTATGTTTGTCCAATTGCAATGTACGACACGCTCGCATTGTTGACAGGTGGAATGTTCGGTGGCACTGTGATTGAAAAGTTTACTAAATCAAAAGCAAATGACAAAGGAACTAACGACAGCACGACAGATAGCAGCGGAGATATGTAGTAAGTTTTCAGAAACACCTACGCTCACGTTAGCAAAAAAGTTGTTTACTGAATATCCAGAAGTCTATAAAGACACCGAACACGCGAGGTCTTTCATTCGCACAATTCGTGGAAAGAATGGCGAATTAAAAAGAAAAACCACAATAGATAAAAAATTGTTCGAAGAAAAAACACGACCACTTAATCCATTTGCGCTCCCAAAGTCGTACGCTAAAAAACGCAGACACGTCGAAGTGAAGGGAACGAAGTTTTTAATTCTTTGCGATTTGCACTTTCCTTACCAAGATAACGAAGCTATTGAGTGCGCTATAAATGAAGGCATAAAACAAGGGTGTGATTCAATCATTTTGAACGGCGACGCGTTAGATTGTCACATGATTAGCGACTTTGTTAAGGATCCGCGCAAACGTAAATTCAAAGACGAACTTTATTCTATTCGTCAATTCTTAGCGTCGCTTAGACACACGTTCCCAAACGCAAACATTTACTACAAAGAAGGCAACCACGAAGAACGTTACTGGAGATATATGAGAATCAAAGCACCAGAATTGTTTGACATCGACGCGTTTGATTTTCCTTCATTGACGCATTGCGACAAGCACGACGTGAAATGGATTGACGGAAAGAGTAAACTGAACATCGGTAAACTTTCTATCTTTCACGGACACGAATTTGGTAAACAATTCCTTCCGTCTGTCAACGTAGCGCGTGGGTTGTTTATGAAGACAAAAGTAAGCGCGCTTTGCGGACATCATCACCAGACAGCAGAACACAACGAGCGCGACGCTAACGGTAAGTTTATTACTTGTTGGGGTGTCGGCTGCCTCTCTGAGTTGTCCCCAGATTATAATCCGTATTCAAAATACAATCACGGATTTTGCATTGTAGACAAAGGATCGAATGGTAATTATAGCGTTAAGAATTACAGAATACACGAAGGTAAAATACTATGAACAGAAATATACTCGCAGCAATACTATTGTTTTTTGGAACGTCTATCCTTTGGTTGGTCATTTGTTGGCATTGGTGGGGAAAGAAAGATTCAAAAGACTTACACGTTGAACTTCAAAAACAAGATAGCGTTATCAATTACAACGCAGGGGAATACCAGATGCTACTCGAAGAACAATTGGAACTACAAGAACAAATTGCTTACTATGAAAATGCTCAACTTACAGCCAAAACCACCTATAAAAGAAATCGTTCTGCTATTGTTATTCGAGATACTATTACTCGCGTTGATGTTATCCGTTTGGTGAACTCATGCGATAGCGTTATTGCTTCCGATTCGCTCGTTATTGACAATCTCAAAGAACAATTAAACATCGAAGGCGAAAAGATTGACAACTTGCAAGAAGTGGTCGTTGCTTATGAACAGAAGTCGGACATATTGACCGAACAAATTAACAGTCTAAATGCTGATAAAAAGAAATTGGAGAAACAAAAAAAGCGCAGAAACCGCGCCTTAGTTGTAACATCGTCCGTCGCTATTTTGTCGACGTTTGTTCTTGCAATTTTACTTTAGATTCGGGAATGTAGAACTTCATTGAGAACTGGATTGCTTCGCTCAGGAATATATTGCGACTGTTCTCTCCGCGCTTCTCGTCAATCTCGTTCCACAGGTCTTTGTGTAAGTAGACACATATTCCTTTCTTAGTTTTGCTCTGCGCCATCTTCTTTGTTTTTAGTCATCATTGTTCCAATCATTAACGCTAAGTATATTTTTTCTTTTGCGTTCAAGTCCTTTCGTTGTGAAAGTTCCAGAAGAATATCTCCAAGAATCTTCCCTTGCTGGAAGTAGGTTGCGATTGAATTAACAATTTCTCGCTCACGATCATAAGTCATTTTGAGCGTTTCGTATAGTGGTGTTTGTTTCATTTCGTAAATGTATGCTAAATAATTCTAACCGACAACGTATTGTCCATAACTTGGATTGAGTTCGAAGTACATACGCATCATTATAGCGTCTGCAACGTCGGGAGAAATTCCTTCGCGGTTCTTGATAACGTCTTTGGGTGTTACCATTAACTTTCCGTCCACGTCAGCGCGGTGTCGTTTAATCATTTCAAGCTCACGCACGATTTGTTCTTTGCGCGTACTCGATAGAATCGTTACCTTGTTTTCTTCAACGTATTGCGCCAACTTGTAGTAACATTCGCTCTTTAAATTTTGGTATTGTGGGTGTTTTGGTTTTGATCCGTTGACAAACCCTCGACATTTCAAGAAGTCAACGACACCACCACCAACACCGTCTTCGTCGCAGACTACGTCTTGCAATAAAATTGAGTGTTGTTGACAGGTTAAACGAACTTTGTTTACGACTTCGTCCAACGCCGCACGATTCATTTCAATTATGTCGATGATAGTTAGACCTTCCCAAACGCAGATAATTGTTCTATCCTTCCCGAAACGCGCTATGTCGGCTGTGATATACTTCTTTCCTTCATTGATTACTTCGTTGCGGAACATTCGAAGCAAGTTCTCCGTTTGAAACAACTTGTCGCTATCATCGTCGAACTCCCAATTACCTTCTAAAAGTCTTTTGCGGTCGTATTCGGGAAGGCGACGCAATGATTCAATGTAAGCAACAGGAAGGAATGGATTGTCTTGCGGTAACGCTTGCACGAACGCGCGGTGTGAAGGCAATTCGTTGCGGTTGTTCTTCATGTAGAACTCGTTATACAACCAACCCTTCGAAGGATTACAGGACAAGAAGCCTTTCGGAATAAGACCGAACTCGTTCAATTTGTAACGGCAACGAGAGTGAACAATGCTGACCGCCTTTGCGGTTACTTCGGAACATTCGTCAATGAAGTAGTCTGTGATTTCTAACGATCCAAGTTGGTCGAAGTTGGGGTTTGAGGGATAAGTGAACAGGTCTTTTAGGACAATTTCGCTTCCGTTAAAAAACTTAATTATGTTTGATTGTCCGTTAAAGGTGTAATGTTTATTCGCTATCAATCCAAATTCCTCAGCCGTTTCAAAGAACGTGTTTAACGTCGTCTTTTTTAACGTGTCTAATTTGCTACGTCCAATAAGAGAACGCGTCCCTGCGTACTTCAAACGGCGTTGTATCTGCCACATACAACCGAACTTAGTCTTCCCACCACCTGCCGCGCCACCGTATAACAACTGCTCAACGATGCTGTCTGTGTTGAGATAGTTCAACGCTTCAATCTGACGCGGCAGGTATTCGGGTTTGTACGGTTGCATTATTGCTTTGACAAGTATAATTTATACAACTCACGCATTCCTTCGAAGTGAATTGATTCCTTCAACAACATTCTTTTGCGGTCGCTCATGCGCTCAACCATTGATTGAACGAGCTGTTGTTCGAAGTAAATGTTCTTCTTCGCGTTTGCTTTGCACAACCTGTATTCTTCTTCGGTGAAGGTATCAGCGTTTATCTGTTTGCTTTCTTCCAACCACCGCATAAGAGACACCGCAC